CAACAAGAGTATATTAGATGTGCTTTGGATGTTCACTATTTCACTGAAAAATATTGTAAGGTTAAAACAGAGGACGGTAGTGTAGGTAATATAAAACTTCGAGATTATCAAAAAGATATGATGGATAATTTTGTTAATAATAGATTTAATATATTAATGGCATCCAGGCAGGTCGGTAAGACTATATCATCCTCTATTTTTATGTTACATACAATTTTATTTAATAATGATAAGAATGTGATGATAGTTGCGAATAAAGGTGATACTGCGGTTGAGATTGTTGATAAGATGAAATCTATTTATACTTTATTACCTTTCTTTCTAAAGCCTGGTATAAAAACCTGGAACCAGAAATCATTAACATTTGAGAATGGGTGTAGGATAAAGACATCTGCTAGAACAAAGACACCTGCGATTGGTTTTACTATTGATGTTTTATATCTTGATGAGTTTGCTCATATACCATCCAATATTATAGAACCATACTACACGGCTGTATTTCCAACTGTATCAGCAATTAAGAATTCTAAGATTATAATAACATCAACACCCAATGGTATGAACTTATTCCATAAATTACTTACTGATGGTGAGAGACCAGATGGTGATCCTAGAAGGAATAACTTTAAAGCTCATAGGGTTTATTGGTATCAAGTACCGGGTAGGTTTGTTACTTATGTTAGATTGAATGATCATAAATTATATGAACAGGGTATTGATAAGGAATATATTTTAAAATTTCTTCAAGAAAACCTTGGTGATATTACTAAAGTTGATATGTCTTATAATATTGATTTACAAAAAAATATTATAAGTGTACTTAATAATGATAAATGCTCTGATGATGATATTAGATCATTGATGATAGTAAATTCAAAGGACGAGGAGATTCCTTTATTTTCTGTTGCTGAGTTAACAACTTGGAAAGAAGAAGCTATTAAGGATATTGGTGGAGAAGATGCTTTTAACCAAGAGTACGGTTTGAGATTTATCAATGCTAGTAAATCTCTATTAAATGAGTCTATTATAGATGATTTATTAAAGTCTAAGAAAAATTATATTCATGAGGAAATTTCAGAATTTGAAAAACTTAGATTTAGTTATAATGAATTAAGATGGGTTGATGATGATGTTTACCTACCATTAATGAGAAAGGATTATAAAATTGTATTATCTGTGGATATCGCCGAGGGTTTAGGACAAGATTATTCAATAATAAATATATTCAGAGTTAATAATAAGACAAAGGAAGTCATAGATAACCAAAAGGCAGCATATACATCAATTGTTGATTTCTTTAAATTAGAACAAATAGGTATATATAGGAGTAATTTAGTATCTGTTAAGCAATTGGCTGAGATTTTATATCTTATTGCCTTTGAGTATTTTAATCCAGATAATGTTAAAGTTGTTTTAGAATTAAATAATTATGGCAATACATTATTAGCTGAGCTACCACATGTTTTTGAGGGTAATAATGATTATGGTTCTTCTATTTTTGTTAGATATAAACATAGAGCTGATGCTAACGAAGAGAAGGTTGGGTTAAAAGTTGGAGAAAATAAAAATTTATTGGTTAAGGATTATCAAGACTTAATGATATCTAAGGGATTCTCAATTAATAATGAGGAAACAATTAGAGAGATAACAACCTTTGTTAAACACACAACAACTGCTGGTAATACCAGATATGCTGCTGATGTAGGTCATGATGATTGCGTTATGACTATTGTTAACTCAACATCTATATTTAAAAAGAGTGAATTTCGTGAAATGGTTGAGGAATGGTCGAGTAAATTTACAGATAGAGATCTTATGTCTTATATAAATGGGTGCTTGAAAAACTTTGATTATGTTGAGGGTGTGGATTATGGACAAGTACTAAAGGTTAGAAGAAATTTCCAAAATCGTAATAAGAATACTGGATTAGATAATAACATTGGTACTTGGTTTGGTCAATAAAAATACTAATTTACTTCCATAGTTACTGATAACCCAGCACTTTCCAATTTATCTTTCATTGTTGAAATAGTTTCTAAGTCTCCGTACTTTACATCACAGATTCCTTTGAAGTGTACAAGATGAGCACATTGATTAGCTTGTTCTTGTTCATGGTCACAAACCTTCATTAAACAAGTGATTACCCAATCAAATGAATTGTGATCATCGTTATGTAAATCAAGTCTAAATGGTTTAGAAAGTATTTCATCTACCTTAGTCTCACTTTTTTTCTTTGTAATAGTTGCCATTTTTATTATTTCCTTTTTGTATATATTAATATGTATTTGTTATCTTATTTACTATATCAACAACTGTTACCTCACAATCTTGTTCACTAGCCCATTCTCTGAACTTTACAAGGTGTTCGTGTCTATCATCATACATGATGAAATTATCACAGTTTGTTTTTTCAATTAATTTTTCGAAAAGTTTGGTTTTGAATTTGAATGTATCTCCACCATCATTTAAGTGAATTTCATCAAATGATAAATTGTGTTTATTTAGAATTTTTTCAACATTTCCTCTCATTCCTGGTGATTTTTCTAATCTACCAGTTGCCATTATTATGTAGTTATCCTCATCTGATACTGCTTCAAGATATCTTTGATATACCCATTCATTTTTATCAACTTCGAAAACATCATTATCCAAAGATTCCGATTTACCCCACCATCCAACATATGGCCATGTCATCTCGGTCTTTTTCAACCAAATATCTTTACCTTCAGTCGGCATTGGTGAGTGTACTAATGTACCATCAAAATCGAAACAGTATAATGTTTTTGTCATGTTGTTATATATTTATTTTGTCATGTTGTTATATATTTAATACAAATATAAGTAAAATCCTTGAATTTTTCAAATAATACAAGGAGATAATTTGTTAATTTATATATACACCAAAATAAAAAAGTTTTATGAAGTTAGATATTAAGTCAATTCTCATATTAATACTTCTAGGGTTTACACTTATATTTGGGTATAAGTGGTACTTTAGTACTGATGGTGAGATTGGTGAAAAATTAGACCAATTACAGGAAAGGTATGATGAGATTGAATTAAAGAAACAAGAATCTAATAAAAGGTTAGAAGATAATTCCTTTATTATAGATTCTTTGATGTTAGTTGATAGTCTAAATGGTGAAAAAATTGCATTACTAGAATTTAATATTAGAGAAGCTGAGGATAAAGCTACCGAAAGCGCTGATAACCTTAGTAGGATAAAAAGAGAATTAGCGGATACTAGAAAGAAGATAGAAGAATTAAAGAAAAATCCACCAAATAGAACAGGAGACGATTTACTTAATTCTATAAAAAATAAAACGAAATAATGAAAAGTTTATTAACATTGTTGGTTGGGTTATTAATTTCTATTAATGTACTTTCACAAGAAATAGAATATCCTAGATATGAATTAGATTCTTTGGGTCAAAGTGTTGTTGTTATGACAATAGAACAAGCTCAAAAGCTTGATAATAATTCTGATTTATTACAACTATTTGAGCAGTTAAATGTCCAGATTGGTAGTTATGATTCGGTTTGTGTTAAGGCGGTTAATGATAAGAATATTTTGATATCAGAACAAAAAGTTTTAATAGAACAATTAAACACTAGTATTGATACTAAGGACACCACAATCGAAACTTTACAAAAACAAGTAACTGAGTATCAGTTAAGGGAGGTTATGTTTAATGATCAATTGATAAATCTAAAGGATCAGATAGATTTGAAAGATAAACAGATACGTGAGATGAAAACTAAGATGATAATAGGAGGAGGTCTCGGAGGTCTCGCTATTGTTGGTTTAATAATATCTATATTATTACCATAATTAAGTTGTAAAAAACGGCTTTTAATACTTAATATATAACTTATAAAAAAATTCTATTAAATATGAAGCATATTAGAACGTATGAAAAATATCGTATTGTAAAGAACAGATCTGAAATTATCAAAGAAGCTGTTCTACAAGTTAATGATATTTATAAAGTAAAGACAATGATTGATATTCCTCAATCTTTGATTAACTCTTATGTTAAGAAAGTTAAAGAAACTACTGGTAAGAACCTAAGACAATTTTTTGGTGATGTTGACATCGCTGAGGAAATTGTTAAATATATTAATATGAACAATCTTGATATAGAGAAGATTCCAGGTGGAGCTTTGATGGGTGGTCAAGAAGAAACACAAGTTCAGCAAGCTCAACCAGAAGCACAACCACAAGCTCAAATGCAACCTCAGGTTCAACCAGAAGCACAACAAACACAACCACAAGGTGAGTTTGAAGAGCCACAAGCAGATGCTCAAGTACAGGCTCAAGATGGTCAAGTACAAGTTCAAGCAGATGGTCAAACACAAGTACAAGATGGTCAAGTACAGGCTCAAGATGGTCAAGTACAGGCTCAAGATGGTCAAACACAAGGTCAAGTACAAGGTCAAGCACAAGACGAAGATGAAGAAGAGGACGAAGAAGAACTTCCACTTTAATTTATAGAAAATATTAAAAAATGAAACCCATCAAATAAACTTTGATGGGTTTTTTATTTAATATATACTTACAATGAGATACCTAAAGGCATATGAGAATTATAATACTGATACAACACTTATAATTGTTGATGTTCAAAAATCATTTAAGAAATTCTTTTCTGAGATGTACATAAATAAATTAAAAAAGTATTGTAATGAATTTGTCAATGTTTATCAAATCTGGGATAACCATACAGATGGTAAAATTGTTGATAAAGACTACTTATATGATAAAAATCCTGAAATTCCAATACATGATGATTTATACCATTTTCCTAACCAAAGTGAGTTAATCGAAAAGAGATATAATTATGATGTAGATGCTGATTTTTATAAAAAAATTCTAGATAAGGAAGTTTATAAAGAGATTAGTGATAAAGAGGATAATAAACAATTAAAAAAAGGTGACTTTTTCCGAACAAAAGAGGGAACTATTATAGTTTATATTGGTAATAATCATAAATGGTTCCAAGTTCCTATTAAATTATATAAACATCTTGTTGAATTAAGGGGTAAGAGTGTTATTATTGTTGGTGGTTCTGATTCTGAATGTTTGGAGGATATTATTACATCTGCTGAAAGTCTTGGTGTTAATATTAAAAGAGATTATAAGTATATCTACTCAGCAAATCATTGTCCTATCTAAATTACTGAAGCATAAACCTCATAGTCTTTGAGATTGAATGTTATAACCATATACTCTTGGTGTCTATCTGGATCTTCGAAAAACTCAACTGTTAGCCCATAGTCTATACCATCTATTTCCTCTATATAATCTGATATTTGTGCTCTAATATCTCCTTCGATAGCTTCTGCTGATAATCTTGTTTCATATAATAGAGCTGGTAAATCTGCTCCGAAGTTTGGATCACCTAATAAATCACCTTTATTAGTGAAAATGACCATTTCGTATTTTTGTACGATCACCCTAATCACATCATCCTCAATCATTTCTTTATCGGTGAATCTTGGGTGACCAGGGTAACCTATGTAGAAGTCTATAAAATTAATATCTGCCATGTGTTTATATATTAATTTTTATATATACTCATATGAAATATCTGAAATTTTTTGAATCTTATAGAGGAACTGTATCTGTTAATAGAGATATTTTTATAAAGGTTTTATCTGATTATAGTAGTATATATGATGATGGTTTGGTTACACAATTAGAGGAATTGGGATTTGAGAGTAGTGATGTAATTGCTGATATGATAGAAGATTCATTGAATAATGGTGATCGTATAAGTTTAGAGGCTATAACACTTTTAGTTGATGAGATATCAAGAGGTAATTCTGAGAGGAGCGCAAGTAAGTTACAGGATATTTATAATGAATGTGAATATCATTTAAATAATAGTACTGTTGATGTTATTGATAACTTGAAAGATATATTCTCTGAATATGTTGATGATAATAAAGCAATGATATATAAAACTGGTGATAAATCTGACAACCGATGTGTCGTTTTACTAAAACAGGTTGATGTTTTGTTAAATATCGATTTCGATGAAGTATTAAATAGGGTTAAAGAATTTGTAAACTTAAAACATATGGAATATGTTGGTAGTAAAGACCGAATTAAATTTGAGTTTTATGAAAGATATCCTGATGAAGATTAGTTCAATATATCTCTTAACTTACCAATTATAGTCATCCCTAAAACAATAGGATCTGTGTTAGTCTCTAATTTTGACGAATAATCTGATATTATATAATTACACTCGAATAACTTATCAACATTTTTACCTTGTTCCATAGACCATTTTATAAATGGTGTTCCTAATACTTTAATCATACCATCTATTTTCTCAGGACCGAACATATTCATTAAGAAATGATAGATTTTTTCGTAATCCATTGATGTGTCATATATAGTCTTGTATAAATCTAACCTAACCTTATTAGAAACATTAGATGATGATGTCGATTCTCCAGTTTTTATGTGTGTTTCAAGATCAACCATTATTTCTCTGAAATCTGGGAACTTCTTATTGATAATAGTAACTAAACTTTCCTTTGATATTTCTTCTTCTTCTGTTGGTAATACAGTATTATTAATTCTCTTGTATATTGCTTGTTTTAGAAACTTTTCTTCTTCTAAATTCTCACAATCGAAGTTTAATCTAGGTATTCTGGATTTAATACCACCATCTATCTTATTTAAGTGATTGGTTGTTATTATAAACCTAACATTTTTACTATACTTTTCTATAAATGCTTTAAACCCATCTTGAAACTGAGCGGATGTTCTTTCAAACTCATCAAAAAATATATATTTATAATCTGATTCTGTTTCCATCATAGGTGAAAACTTACAAAAATCATCAATTTCATTTCTAAGTAAATCAATTGATGTCTCGATAGAACTATTTATTTCTAGGAATGGTTTATCCTTGGTGTATTTACCAATGAGTATTCTAGCTAAGCTGGTTTTGCCAGTTCCATAATTTCCATGAAAAATATAATTTCCATCAATTCCGTTTTCAAAATGCTTTCTGATTCTAGGTAATAGAATCACATCATCCATAGTCTTTGGACGCCATCTTTCCCATAATAATAATTTTTTTACGCTCATAACATGTATATTGATATTTTGTGATAAGTTTTGGAGAAGATTTAGTTTTTATATATACATCTATGATAGGTGAAAGATTTAATATGGAGGATGTTTTCTTCCGAGATTTAACAGTTTGTGTTCTTGATACCTTAGAAGGTCAAGTTAATTGGGTTAATAGATTTTCTTCTGGGGATGTTTATGTAAAAGTACCTTTTTATTACTCATTGACGGGTGATGAGAGGTTTTTATTGGATACATTTCAGGATGATGTGGTTTCTGAAAATAGATTTGTTGAATTAAACACCGATATTATACCAAGGGGTCACATAACAATGACTGGATTTAATATTAATTCTGATGAATTCTCCAATCCTAATGTTTGGTTGAGAATGGTTGTCGAGAATGAGGTTGAGATAAGAAAGATTTTAGCTAAAGTTAGAGCAGTTCCTATTACTGTTAGTTATGATTTGGAAATATTACTTTCTAGTGAAGTAGATACGTTCAAGTGTAGTCAGGCAATAATGGATACTTTATGGTTATATAAATTTATGTATTTTGAGCATAACTTTATGAATATAGATGCTGTTATATTAATGCCAGATGGTAATTCAATAGAAATGGCACGTGAAAAAAATATGTCTTCTGATAATAATATTAAGATGAAGGTCTCATTTGAGGTACAAACATATTATCCAGCTTTTAGAAAAGATAGATATAATGGTGTGGGTTATCCTAGGAATTATGGTGATGGTATGACTGATTTAAATGGTCATACAATAGTAGATGGGTTTTCGGAGGGATTTGGTACTGATAACCCATCGAATTCTCCTGGACCGTTCGCGCCCGGAGGTGGTACTAATAACGTACCGAATTCTCCTTATGATTATATTGGTGGTCTAGATCCTAATATTAATACTGGTACTACACCATATGGTGCTACTGGTAATTATACATACATTCAAAATCCTAATGGTTCCGGTGATCCTGATTATTATATCACACCTAAAAGAACTAGATGGTTTAATAATATACTAAGAGCTAGACAAAAATCTAGTATACCAATAAATAACCCAAATTCACAAGATCCTAATAATGGATCATCAGGAAATCCTTACACTCCGTAAATATTTTACGATCTGTTAAAGGAATATATAAAAATGGTAAAAAATGACTTTTTACTATTAATATATAATAATAAGTAGAAAAAAAAATAATATTTTAAAGTATGAAGAATCTTAAACTCGAGTTGTTTAACTTCAAGAAAAATCTTTCACTTGATCAAGAAGACGTTGCACTTATTGTAGAGGGGCATATGAATGCTTGTAATGAGCATGCCGAGAAAGCAATAATTAATTCTCTTAATGAGAAATTAAGATCTTTCACGTATGATAGCGCTGTGAAGGGTCTATTGGAGAGTTTAAACGATGATATGTCAAATCACGAACTAATATATGAATTAAAAAGTTTATATAATGTTCTTAATACCCAAAACCAAGGAGAGCTTTATAGACAACCAATTAATGTTCTTTTACAAACAATCAATTTAGAATCTGATGAAGATAGAATGTCTAAGGTTTTGAATGAATTAGCTATTTATGACTGGGTTCCAGAAATTAAAGTATTTGTTCATAACTTAACAAAGTCTCCGGAGAAAAGAAATAACCTATTGAGTGGTGGTTCTGGTGAGTCAGTATTCACTATTGTTGAATCTGTTGAAGATGGTCACATCGCTTTAATTAAAGATTCTTGGTTCTTACTTACAGAAAATGTTATTGAAAAAACACTTTTAGAAAACCATGTTAAAAATGAAGAAGACTTAAAAAGTCTTAGAATGATTGAATCAGCTATGAAATATGCTACTATCAGTGAAGATAGAGTTAATTTCAGAATATCTGAATATCTAACAATTGGTCTTTCTGTTAGTAAAAAAGGTGGTATCTTTATTAATGAAGATGAATTAAATGAAGAAACTACATTAGAAAGTCTTTTCTCATCTCCAATTGTTCCTATTGTTAACAAAAACTTTTACCCTATTTTACTTGAGGTATCTCATAATATGGATAAATTTGTTGAATTGGATGTTGTTAAAAAGATTAATAACTTAATCAACCCTTATTTAGAGTGTTTTGCATTCAATTATAAAAACACTACTTTCTTATATAGATGTGATGAGAGATATGGTAATTCATTCTTTAAGTATGAATCAGCTATCGAACTTGTTAATGAAGTAAGAAATGAACTTAATTATGATTTGACATATTTTTATGAAAATAAATTAGATGGTGAGTTAATCATTAAGAGAAAGCTTGAAGATAAAGAAAGAGAAATCACTCTTAAATTAGAGGATGTCAATTTCAATATTGAAAAGGTTAAAGGTTCTATACAAATGATTGGTGAATCGGAAGTTTTATCAACAGCTCTTAATAACCTAGAGAAAAGAAAAGTAAATCTTGATGGTGAATTATTGGGTATTAAAGAAGTACAATTCAAAGAAGTAACTAAACTTTAATTATAAAAAATAAATATTAAAAAATCCTCAAAGAAATTTGAGGATTTTTTGTTTATATAAACTTTTCATGATTTAGTCCTATAACATGAAAGCATGAAAGAACAAATAGAGTTCTATAAAAAAATAAATGCTAATTAAATGTACTTAAATAATAAAGATTTATATGTAGAGATTATCGTATCAAAAGCCCAAGGAAGATTAACCAGATCGGCTGAAAAAATGTTAGAACTTCTAGCTAAAAAAACAATCAAAAAAATGAGATACTACTCAAATGACGACAAAATGGATTGTTATCAAAGTGGGTTGTTGGATATGTTCCAAAACTGGTTCAACTTCAATGAGGAAAAATCGGTTAATGCCTTCGCATACTTTACAGAAGTCTTCAAGAGAGGTATTGCCAAGGGTTATAATGAACTTTATAAGAAAAAAGGTGATAACGAACACAAAATAAAATTAATCTCAATAGAGGGTTCTAATGATGGTCAAGGTATTCACTCTTTGTAATAAGTCATCAAAGGTATTCACATGTTTGGTCGGATCTCCGAATTTGAGAGAAACCAAATAAGAAAACAGAAAATAAATAAGATACTAAAAAACCCACTCAAATAAATGAGTGGGTTTTTTTATTTAATATAAATTATATTTATACTGAAACTGGTACTTCACTAAATATCGTCTCTAACATTCTTTCAGTAACTTGGTATGGGTCACAATTAGAAGCTGGTCTTCTATCTTCAAAATACCCTTTCTTATCAACAATTGATTGTGCTGGTATTCTAATACTTGTGTCTCTCGTACTGTAACCGTGTGTAAATTCGTGTATAGTTGAAGTTTCATGTTCTCCTGTCATTCTCTTATCATTCTCTAATCCATATACTGCCATGTGCTCTTTGTGAGTTTCTTTTAATTTCATAACAGCTTCATCTATTAAAGATAATCCACCTTCTTCTCTCATTTCCTTTGTTGAGAAGTTAACGTGACACCCTGATCCATTCCAATCACCAGTCATTGGCTTTGGGTGTAATGATACAATAACATTGTATTTTTCAGCTACCCTTTCTAATAAGTATCTAGATACCCACATTTGGTCACATCCATTTAGTGGTTTCACTGGTCCAATTTGATATTCCCATTGGCCTAACATAACTTCCGCATTTACTCCTGAGATGTCTAAATCAATTTCTATACACATATTCATATGATCTTCAACTATACCTCTACCAACAACACTATCAGATCCTATACCACAATAATAATCTCCTTGTTGTCTTGGTTCACCTTTTTCGAATCCTAATGGTAGTGCTCCATTCGTTCCAAATGGATTTCTATCTTTCTTCGTTAAAGTGTATTCTTGTTCCCATCCAAACCAAGGTAATTCATCCTTTTCGATTGTTTCGTCTATACCTAGTTCTTCGATTTTTTCTTGTAGTTTGTTTCTGTGATTACTTTCGTGTTGTGTACCATCTGGGTTTAATACCTCACAAAAAACTAATTTGTTTTGGTCACCTCTAAATGGGTCCTTAGTTATGAAAACTGGATTTAGTAAACAATCTGTATTCTTCCCCTTTCCCGCTTCTGCTTGTTTTGTTGAACTTCCATCAAATGACCACATTGAGTAGTCTTCCACTTTTAAGGAATCCTTTGTTTTAATTACTTTTGTTTTACTTCTTAGTTGTTGTGGATTTGACCCATCCAACCATATATACTCTAATTTAATATTTTGCATAAAAATAGTTTTTGTTTTTGTTTTTATTTTTACTTTTTTTTTAA